GTTGGTGAGGAGACACAGGAGTTGGCAGACTTCTCTGAATCTGGTGTAGAAGCACCAACAATTATCACTGCCATGTGCGAGGTCAAGTTCCACAAGGGTTACTGGAACAACAAGCGCAGAGATCAGAAAGCATCTGCACAGGTCAAGAAAGCCAACGGTCTGTCCATCGGCGACAAGGATCTGGATACTAGGAAAACACTGTTACCTAACTGTGCACCTCTCAAGGAAGCTATATCGATAGCTAACGCGGCCCAAAACCTGTTCTACAAAAAGACCTACCCTTGGACTCGTGGCGGTGCGTTTGTGATACCAAACGTGGAGTTACCCGATCTCATACAACAGATAACCGACTCACAGCATAGGTTCTATGCGAAGCGTGATGAGTTTATCGATGCCTATGACGATGCGGTAATTGATGAGCAAGTCAGACTGCAAGGCAGTATCGACACTCTGTTTAATCCAGATGACTACCCACCAAAAGAAGAGCTAGAAGATCTTTTCTATATCGAGTTCGAGGTTGACGAGATCAAGCCGGACTTCCGCACTCAGCTTGCCGATAAGAATCAGGAGGTAGTCGAAGACTTCTTCAAGGATCAACATCGTAAACGGATGCAGAGGTTCTCAAGCGCAGTGGTGCAGGATATGGGTAAACATCTTAAGCACCTTGTCGATAGCATCGACTATCGGGGCGAGAGCAGGAAGTCGAATCCAGACTTCAAGAAGTTTCAAGAAAGCACAGTCGATAACGTCACACGTATGATCGAAGTGCTCGACAGATACAACCTTGTCGGTGACCCCAAGTGGGCCGAAGCAAGGAACAAACTCTACAACGCGATCACAGGTCGTGGAGTAACAGCGGGTATGCTCAAGGACAACGAGTCTTTACGAGTAGAAACTAAACGAACAGTGGAAGAGGTCTTATCCGCGCTTCCATCACTAAGCCAATAGATAAAGGAGAATCACTATGGCATCAGCATTACAAACAAATATGTACTCTTTGGGTTTCGCAGAGATCACTGAATCTCTAATGGCATTGGGCCACAAGCGGACGTTACTGTTGGAGGGTCACATGGGTATTGGTAAATCATCCATGTTGACAGATCTGGCAAGACGTATGCCGGATCACACGCCATGCTACTTCGATTGTACCACCAAAGATCTTGGCGACATTATGATACCTAACATCCAGATGTTGGATGGTGAGGGCAAGTTCGTTAGATATCTTACCAACGAAGAGATCGGTGCTCACTTGGATACACCGATTATCTTGATGATTGACGAGTTGGGTAAAGCCAACAGGTCGGTGCAGAACGCACTACGTCGAGCAATGTTGGAACGCAAGATCGGTAGCTACGAGTTACATTCGGAATCTATAGTGTTTGCCACCACAAATCTCGGAGCAGAGAACGTGGGCGATCTGATCGAACCACACAAGCGTAATGCTCTGGTTAAGGTACAGGTACGCAAGCCAACCGCAGAAGAATGGCTCGTGGACTTCGCAGTGCCAAACGGTCTCAATCCATCTGTGCAGGGGTTCGTTCAAGAGTTCCCACAAGTCATGGAGTCATTCGAGAACGTGAAGGTTCCGGCAGACAATCCCTACATCTTTCACCCACAAGAATATCGAGAGGCTTTTGTCACAGGCAGATCACTGCACGCGGCATCGGACATTCTCAATACTTGCGGTCATCTGAGCAGAGATGCACTGACAGGTCTGTTGATCGGTACGATTGGGGTACGGGCGTCGATGGACTTACTGACCTTTGTAGATCTGGCACACAAGCTACCATCTATTAAAGATATCAAAGCTAATCCAGAGGGCGCGGATGTACCGGACACACCATCAGGTGTATGTATGACCGTGTTTAAGATGTTAAACGCAATACCACATGACCGAGAGCTAATCACTCCTTGGTTCAAGTACATGAAGAGGCTGGCGAAAGAACCACAAGCCATGTTCATTCAAGGTGTTGCTAAACCACACTACCCTGCACACGAGTGGGTGACTAGTCACTCTCAGTTCGGTGATTGGGCTATCTCACACAGCTATCTTTTCCACAGCGATAAATAAGGAGGAACGAATGTTTGGAGAACTATCAGAAGAGCAAAAGCTCGAAAAGAATGTCGTTAAGATATTCGGTGAGGATAAGTATCGGTATCTCTCAGGCATCTTGATGTTTGGTGATCGCCAGATATCAGACAAGATACCAACCGCGTGTACCAACGGACGCGACGAGTTGTATGGGCGTGAGATGGTTAAGAAGTTAAGTGACGCAGAGTTGCGGTACGTGATCGTGCACGAGGCCAAGCATAAAGCGTATATGCACCTCATCACATGGGACAATCTCAACAAGATAGATTCGCCATTGGCTAACAAGGCGATGGACTACGTGATCAATCTTGAGCTTGAAGACGAGAACAAGGATGACAAGTTCTGCGTCATGCCCAAGGGTGAATACCAAGGTCTGCTAGACGAGCGTTTCCGTAACATGGATACCGCTCAGGTATTTAAGATCTTAAGACAGGAACAGGAAGACGAGGACGGCAACGGAGACGGTTCGGGCCAATGCCGTGGTGAGGATGGTGATGACGAGACCGAGGGTCAAGGCCAAGGCCAAGATCAGGGTCAAGGATCTGATTCTGATTCTGGTGGGTCTGACACTGAAAACCAAGGGCAAAACGGTTTCGATGAGCACGATTGGGAAGGAGCGCAAGGTCTTACCGATGAAGAAGCTACGGAACTAAAGAAGGGTGTCGATGCCGCGATTCGTCAAGGCGTGATGGCCGCTGGCAAAGGCTCTGGAACCGACAACCAAAACGTTAAAGATATTTTACAACCGCAGGTCGATTGGAGAGAGGTACTGCGAGCTTTCGCAACAGTCCACTGCTCTGGTAATGACTACGCTACCTACTCCAGACCAAACCGCAGATATCTGCATACAGGCTTGGTGTTCCCTAGTGGGATCAGTGAAACACTCGAAGAGATATGCGTGATGCCTGATATGTCGGGTTCTTGCTGGAGTGTGCTCGACTATTGGGCGGCAGAGATCAAGAACATCTGCGAAGTAGTCAAGCCAGACAGACTTCGAGTTCTGTATTGGGATGACGCTGTGCCACAGGATGAGGTGTACGAAATGCACGAGCTAGATAAGTTCGTAAGCTCTACCAAGCCCAAGGGTGGTGGCGGCACTGACCCAGAGATTCTCCCTAAATATATTAAGGAGAAAGGCTACAAGCCAACCGCAGGTGTCGTCCTTACAGACGGTATTATCTTCAATGGTTGGGGTGAGTGGGACATACCAGTACTCTGGTGTGTGCTCGACAACAGGAATGTACAACCTGATTGCGGTCAGACGGTACATATCAAATCAACAGACTTAATAAAGGGGATCTAATGACAATGGAAACGGTACACATAAAAGAAGTTAGCAACGAAACGCTGTTGGATTATCTGGCTAATGCCAAGGTCACTACCTCGTGCCTTGGACACTCTAAAGGTGAAAACAACGAAGGTCTAGTACGTAAGTACACTAGTGAGCTTGAGTCGCGTGGGGTAGAGATACCCGATGATAAATATCTATTTAAGTATGGCGAGTTCAACGGCAGGGGGAGTTACTAATGGCTAGAGATTGGAAGTTAAATATAAATAACTTTGCAGAGGTGGAGCAGTATTACCACAGCATAAAACCTGTGATCAGCAAGAACCACAGCAAAGCGGATGACATAAGACCACTTCATAATAGGTCAACTAAGCATGAGCGTATACGCAAGATCAGCGACGATATCTATCTGTTGATGGATGGGTATGCGTATGGTGACGATCAGTTTCACTGGAGTTGGCAAGCTCCAGCCGAAGAAGATCCAAAGCCAAGCGAAGATGAAATGGTCATGTTAGCTGCTATCGCGTGGATACGAGAGGGCAACACAGAGATGATAAAGATACGCAACGGCACTGGTGGGCAGATGCACACCCGTAGATATGCTTTCTTGGATTGGGTGTTGCCTACTGACATGAGGTTCCTACCAGAACAAGGCAAACAATACGTGTGGTATCTCGGCAAGAAATACTACTCGCCTAAATCTGAAACTGTGGGGTGGACTGCCTACAATTCTCAGAACGTCATGCGTGGTGGTAGTTTCCGAAACACTTATCAGTCTTGTGAAGATGGGATGTTCTTATTGTTCGAGCGTGAGATCGGATCTCCTGTCTGGAACATAAGTAGTCGGTATGCACCTGTCCCGGCAGAAGTGGTGGTTAAACACCGGATTAAAAAAGATCTTAAACGAGAAGTGATGGAGTATGCCGAATCTTTTTGGGATTGGGCTGTAAGTATGGGTCCGATACTACCCACTAATGATGGGAAGTACGTATTTCGTATGCGTAATGAGTTAATCAAGCTTGGTGTTATGAGTGACAAAAGCACCATGAGTAATGGTGGCAGATACATCTCACCAAAAGTCAAAAAAGTTCTTAGCGAACCAGATCACGAGGCTAGGCTACCTCTGTTAGTAATGTTCTTGTGGGATAGCGACCTAAAACAGGCTAACAGTGTTGAAGATCTTAAAAAATGCCGTGGTCAGTTCAACAGGTGGATCAACAAAACGTGTGGTCTGATAGAAACAATAGAAGAAATAAAGGAGCACTAGATGTCAACAAAAAGTACTTTAATAGAATCAGTCAAGTCTGTCCTGAAAGATCATGTGGTAGTTACTGGTCTTGATGAATTGAACAAATATGGGGCTTTCCCTCTTGAGGAATTTATGAGGAAACTGAAAGAAAAGTGGCCTGCCGTGGAGTTCGCTAAAGACAAAGGGCAACGCAATCAGGGAAAGGTTTGGGTGTACTTCCCTAACGAAACATTCTGTCGGGGGATGATCGGTTGGGATGACTTCTATGATGAATACTACGGTGAAGATCCACACCGTTTCGGGGTCTTTTCTCAGTCTATTTCTAACAACCGTTATGGTGACTCTCACAAATTGCACTACGCACGTATGAGTGCTCATCTTGATAAAGCACTGCCTCTTGCAACGCGGTATCTTCAACCTATCGGGGTGGTGGACTTGAACAAAGAGTACGATCATCACACTTACGTACAGAAGAATGCGGCTAGGACCAATCTAGCGGCAGAGTTCAAAAAACATCTTAAAGATTTTGGTCTAGCACCAGTTGAGAGCTATGATCCTGCGAATTCAGAGAAGCTACAAACTTTTATGCGTGTGTCGAAAGAAGCAAAACTAGCATTCGCAAACAGCGAGGCCGATGGCACATGGTCAGACCTTGTTACTAAGTGGGATAGCTATTTCAGAATGTATAGTGACAAAGACCCCATGCGGTTCGTTATGGTTCAAAACGAGATGATGCACATTGGCTGTCCGTACAAAGATCCATATGGGAATGCAGAACCGGCACTGGGTGAGTGGGGCTTTACAATCGTAGATCCTAAAGATGTTAACGAAACACACGAGAATCTACAGCAGAAGCGCAATGTGGCTAAACTTCAAGTCTTGAAAGAAGGCGTGTTCTATCCCAACGTGGGTATCAGGATTGAAGAGGATGTCTACTGTGTCTATTAAAATCGTAACTAAGCATGGTGATCGGATAGAGAAGAAGCGATACCGCGGTGGGTGGCTATGTCATAAAGATGTTACTGTTAATGTACAACCAGATGACACTTGTTATATCGTAAAGAAAGATCTGTTCAAAGATGAATACTATGTGGAATGTCTTGGTAGAGGATGTGTTGACTCGCCACTAAAAGATATGTACGATTCGTTTGAGGCATTACCTAAATGGATGCAAGAGAAGATTGCAAAATTGGTGGTAATCAACCAGAAAACGGAGGTGCCACATATTGGCGTTACGATGACACAGGGGTTAAGCTGGATCATCAAGAATTGACTTAGCGGGGTGATAAAGTCGGGCAAGCGGTAGTGTCCGACTCCTTTAAACTAGTGGTTCCTACTAGTAAAAGAACGGGCGTGGTGAAGTGTCAGCCCGCAGTGGGCGTAACGAGCCTAATCATTACTGACCAACTGCGCCGACTACCGCACATAATTTATTTAATTTTTGGTGGTTCGCCACCAGAAACCAGTGATACCAGTGGCAGAGAAAGATGAGTGAAGTGCAGATTACGGTCAAGCTGGACAAGGAGGAGGCACAGAGCCTTCTTGATAAAGTGGAGGAGATATTAGCTTTGCTCCAAGAAATAAAGAAAGAAGTAAAGAGTGGGAAGAACACCAGAAGCAAAAGTAAAAGCGAAAGTGACTGAGCAGCTTCGAGCCATAGGAGCTTACTACTTTTTTCCCATGACAGGAGGGTACGGTAAAGGAGGCGTACCAGACATAATCGGATGCTACGAGGGAAAGTTCTTTGGCATCGAGTGTAAAGCCAAGAAGAACAAACCCACTGCGCTACAGGAAAAGAATCTTAAAGATATTAAAGATACTGGCGGCATTGCGTTAGTGATAAACGAAGCAAATGCACACGAAGTAACAGCGATATTAAAAGGAGAAAGAGATGAGTTTTACGATTGATAAAGGAATACCGATACCGCAAAGAAGTAAGGCAAGAGGGCTATACGATAAAACACTATCCGCGATGGAAGTGGGTGACAGCGTGTTATTTCCTTGGGACAAAGACCCACATAATGGTGAGTTTCTTGTAACCAAAAAGAAACAAAAAATAAGCCATGCGGCAAATGGTTTTATGGGTTTCGCGTATAGCAAGGGGTGTAAAACTAAGTCAAGAACCCTTGAGGATGGTAGGCGTGTCTGGCTAATAAAAAAAGGAGAACCAAATGAGTGATGAAGAACCAGAAGAGTATGTCGTATGGTGCAAGCAGAAGTATGACGAGTCTCGTACCACATTCGGACCTTTCCCATCTAAGTACATAGCAGAGCACTTCATACTAAATTATGGGTTTAGAGAAAACATCTTTGATCTAACAGTCTCACCCCTAAATCGAATCGAAATAAAAATTAAGGAAGAAAATGGAGAAGAAGAAGAGGGGCCGACCCCGCAAACCACGCATTAGCACCGAGCCAATCAACGAAGGCAGCGCATATGTCAGGGTAAACGATAGGAAAATAGCGGTTGGCGTAACATCGGACGGCAGTAGTGCCGACTACTACGTGCTGCCCAGCAGAGCCAAAGAGCTACAAGACCTGATATCACATAAGAACATGAATGCACAGATTGGTGAGATATTCAGATCATGTTATAGGTACGGACAGTCTTCACACAGCGATGAGCTTCGTGATGCGAAGAAAATTAAGTTCTATATTGACGCGGAGATAAAGCGTCTGGAGGGATAGACGATGAGACAAGAGGGAGAAAAGGAGTTTGAGGTTATTTTCAACGAAGTAATTTCACACAGGGTTTTGATTTACGCAGACAACGAGGAAACAGCGCGGTACAAAGCGATAGATAACGAAGGGTTGCCACTGCGTATGTCGCAAGTGACAGAGAAAAACATTCTTAAAATAACCGAAAGGCAAGAAAAGGAGTAAGAGTGGATCTAATCACACTGGACTTTGAAACGTATTACGATAAGGACTTCTCGTTAAAGAAGTTAACCACAGAAGAATACATTCGTGACCCTCGTTTTGAGATCATAGGATTAGGTATAAAGGTCAATAACGATTCTACAGAGTGGGCGAGTGGGACTTTCGAGGACTTTAAAGGGTACATACATAGTTTCGATTGGGAAAATAGTATGGCTCTAGCCCATAACACGATGTTCGATGGGGCCATACTGTCTTGGTTGTTTGGTGTAAAACCAAAAGTATGGGCGGATACGCTGTGCATGGGTAGAGCGGTGCATGGCATAGAGGTTAGCGGTAGCTTGAAAGCGATGGCTGAACGCTACGAGATTGGCGTGAAAGGGACTGAAGTTCTTAATTCAGTCGGTAAGAGAAGAGAGGACTTTGATGATGAAGCTCTGAGTCTTTACGGCGACTACTGCGTGAACGATGTGGAGTTGACGCACTCGCTTTTCAACATAATGGCTGACAAGTTTCCCAAGAAAGAGTTAAAGATAATAGATACGACCCTGCGTATGTTTATCGAGCCGGTTCTTGATCTGGATACACCGTTGCTAGAAGAACATCTTATAAACATACGTGACCGAAAAGATGAGCTTCTGGTCAATGCAGGCATAAAAGATAAAAAAGATCTTATGTCTAATGAGAAGTTTGCTGGTCTGCTCAGAGATAATAATGTAATACCGCCAATGAAGATAAGTCCTACGACAGGCAAAGAAACATATGCTTTTGCTAAGACAGACGAAGGCTTTAAACAGTTACAGGAGCATTGGAACCAAGATGTGCAAAACCTTGTAGCAGCTAGACTTGGCAACAAAAGCACGTTAGAAGAGACACGCACCCAACGATTTATCGACATATCAAGACGAGGGAATCTGCCGATCCCACTTAGGTACTATGCAGCGCATACGGGCAGATGGGGTGGGTCAGACAAGATCAACCTACAGAACCTACCCAGCAGAGGTGAGAACGGCAACGTGCTGAAGAGAAGCATACTCGCACCTGATGGTCATGTCTTGATCGACTGTGACTCCTCACAAATAGAAGCAAGAGTATTGGCTTGGTGGGCTGGACAGAAAGATCTGGTGGATGCGTTCCATAACAAAGAAGATGTTTATGTAAACATGGCGTCTCGCATATACAGATGTGACAGAGCATCGGTGACCAAGGATCAGCGTTTCGTGGGTAAGACCACGATACTCGGTGCTGGCTATGGCATGGGTGCACAGAAGTTTATGAATCAGTTAAGTAGTTTTGGTGTCAACGTAGAATACAAAGAGGCTTCTAGGATCATACAAGCTTACAGGACCACTAACCCCCAAATAAAAAAGTTATGGACGGATGCGATGGAGTTGATAGAGCAGTTGTCTAAAGGTTTCTGTTTGCTCATCGGTGATGTAAACATAGTAGAGCCTATCATCGGCATAAAGTCCGTAAAACTACCGTCAGGTTTGCTGATGCGCTACGAAGATCTTAAGTTAGAACGAGATGAGTATGGGGCTGAAAACTATACTTTTAAAACTAGAAGTGGTAGAAGCAAGATATATGGTGGTAAGTTTGTGGAGAACGTATGTCAGGCTGTAGCCAGATGCGTTATCGGTGAACAAATGCTAGAGATAGCGAAACGTTACAAAGTTGTGCTAACAGTGCATGACTCGTTAGTTGTATGTGTAAAAGAAGAGGAAGCAGATGAAGCAAGGCAGTACGTAGAGGATTGTATGCGTGCTGTACCTGATTGGGCCAAAGGTTTGCCTCTTGATTGTGAGTCAGGTGTCGGCAAGTCCTATGGGGGGTGTGGGTGAAAAACTGTAGAACTGTATAACTGACATGAATGCAGCACCTTGGTCGTTCAGTAAGATTAAATCGTTTCAGCAATGCCCGAAGCAGTTTTACTACGAAAAAGTTATTAAACAGTATCCGTTTAAGATGACTGACGCCATACGATACGGTGATGAGTTTCACAAAGCAGCAGAGAATTACATAAAAGGAGAAGAGCTAGACGCAAGGTTTGAGTATGCAAGGAGCGCATTAGACTCGTTAGATTCTAAGAAAGGTGATAAGTTATGTGAACATCGCATGGGACTTACTTCTGACCTAGAAGCCTGCGACTTCTTTGATAAAGATGTGTGGTTCCGTGGGATAGCAGACCTGTTGATCTTGAACGAAAGCGACAAACTAGCTTGGGTGATAGACTACAAGACAGGTAAATCTGCACGTTACGCTGACAAGGGACAGTTAGAACTCATGGCGTTAGCTACGTTTAAGCACTTTCCAGTTGTCAACACGGTTAGAGCTGGGCTGTTGTTTGTTGTCTCTGAAGAACTTATACGAGATAGTTATACAAGCGACGACGAGAACGGTCTGTGGCAGAAGTGGAGTGACAGGTTTGAGGATATGGAGGCAGCATACGACAATGATGTGTGGAACCCCAAACCCAGTGGCCTGTGTAGACAGTGGTGCCAAGTGTTAGAGTGTCCACATAACGGAAGAAACTAATGCGTAGAAGATACAAAAGACCCTATAAAAAAGAATATCAGCAGCAGAAAGCCAGAGGCGAACATGGGAATCGGATGGAGCGTCAACGTGCCAGACGAGCGTTAGATAAGAAAGGCGTAAACAGAAAAGGCAAAGACGTAAGCCACAACAAGATGCTGAGTAAGGGTGGGTCGAATAAAGATGGGTACAGGTTAGAAAGCCCAAGTAAGAACAGAAGTAGAAACGGACATAAGAAAAATAAGAATTAGGTTCAGTCGTCTTCCCCTTACATGTTGACACGCTGAACCTATAGCCAAAGGGGCTTACTCCGCCTCTTAAGAACCACGCGCCGTCCGTGGGGTGAAAGACGGCATTGTTCTGGAGAACACATGGAAGTTATAGACAATAAAGCATTGCTACTTAAGCTACGTGACCCGGAAAAGGTGACTAGTGTAATACCTAAAAGTAAAGAACTTAAAAATAACAAGGTGGTTGTTAACTGGGGGCTAGAAGAAACACACGTTTTAAAGAACTTAAATATAAACGCGCCATCCCCGATACGTACACGATACAGTTACACAGGCAAACACTCACCTATGAAGCACCAGAGGACAACCTCTGAGTTCTTTACCTTGCACAAACGAGGTTTTTGCTTCAACGAACAGGGAACAGGTAAGACTGCTAGTGCTATATGGGCCGCTGACTATCTGCTTAACGAAGGCTACATACATAGGGTTCTGGTTATATGCCCTTTGTCTATCATGGATTCAGCGTGGCGCGAAGATCTCTTTACATTCGCTATGCACCGTACAGTAGATATCGCTTATGGGTCAGCCAAGAAAAGAAAAGCTGTGATCGACAGCGATGTAGATTTTGTAATCATCAATTACGATGGCGTTGAGATTGTATACGAGGACATACTCAACAACGATTTTGATCTGATAATTATTGACGAAGCCACGCACTACAAAAACGTGCAGACTAAACGCTGGAAAGTTTTAAATAGACTGATACGACCAAGCACTTGGGTCTGGATGATGACAGGAACCCCTGCTGCACAAAGTCCTTTGGACGCATACGGTCTGGCAAAAATTATAAACCCATCCGCGGTGCCTAGATTCGCTAGTGCGTTTCGAGATCAGGTGATGCTTAAGATAAATAACTTTAAGTGGATACCGAAAGAGGACGCTACCGATAGGGTGTTCAAAGCTCTACAACCAGCGATTCGCTTTACAAAGGACGAATGTTTAGACCTACCAGAACTGATATATGTAAAGCGAAGAGTAGAATTAACGAGACAGCAAAACAAATATTACAAAGAACTTAAAAATAAAATGGTCATGCAGGCCGCGGGCGAGCAGATTACAGCGGCAAACGCAGCGGTAAACATGAATAAGCTCTTACAGATATCTGCTGGCGCAGTGTACACGGACGATGGTGACTCTTTGGAGTTTGATATATCGCCTCGATACAAAGTGTTGAAAGAGGTAGTGGACGAATCCAGCAAGAAGGTGCTTGTTTTCGTACCGTTCAAGCACGTTATAGACATACTCACTGATAAGCTCCGAGCCGATGGCATACCCACGGACATCATTCGTGGTGACGTAAGCTCTCGCAAAAGAACAGAGATATTTAAACAGTTCCAGACAACCAGCACACCGCAGGTATTGGTGATACAACCTCAAGCCGCTGCCCACGGCGTTACGCTCACCGCTGCCAATACAGTAGTTTGGTGGGGGCCAACCAGTTCTCTGGAAACATATTCACAGGCAAACGCTAGGGTGCATAGGTCTGGACAGGACCATAAGTGCACGATAGTACAGCTACAGGGGTCATTCGCTGAACAACGTATGTACTCACTGTTAGATAATAGAATAGATAGCCACACAAAAATAATTGATCTTTACAAGGAAATACTTGATTAAGTAACTAGAAGTCATTATTGTACGTTGTCTGGTAAATGGAGAACCTAGATGGAAAACGGTACAAGCAGTGACCACTTAGCAAAACTGCTAAGGGTCTTTCTTAAGATGCGTCGAAAAAGGGAAGAGTTATCTAAAGCATTCAATGATGAGGATGCCAAGATAAAAGAAGCCCAAGAGCTTATTAAGCAGGAACTATTGGAGCACTGCAAAGAGCATGGCGTAACAAGCGTTAAGACAGACGAAGGTAACTTCTACCGCAGCGCAAAAACTATTTATTGGACCGACGATTGGGAAGAATTAAATAAGTTTGTGCTGGAGAAAGGTGTGCCTGAGTTTTATCAGAAGCGTTTGTCACAAGCAGTTATTAAGGAGTATCTGGAGGAGAACCCTACAGAGGTGCCTAAAGGACTGAACGCCAAGACTGAATACACCATAACCGTAAGGAAGAAATGATGGCTGAAGGACTTGTGGACATAGGCACGGTGGCAGAACACTTTCAAGTGTCGATAAGCACTGTGCGTTCTTGGATTAGGGAGAGTCAGATCCCTAAAGATACATATATGAAGTTGGGTAAAACCTACAGATTCAAACTTAGCAGATTGGAGCAAGCACTCTTGGATTCTAAACAAGATACCGAGACTGTTGAAGCTCCGTTAGATGCACACGTAGACTATTGAAAAGAATAAGTATCAGAGACAACGTGTTTCATAAACTCGTTGATGGGCAGGAATCTTTGATAGATTCAGAGGTTTTGGATGTGGTTATAATCAATGCGGCAGTCATATCTAGGATGTACTACCCAAACGAATATGATCCTGACAAATCGTCTTCGCCTGTCTGTTGGTCATCTGATACTAGGAATCCCGACCCTGATGTAATTTGTAAGCAGTCATACCGATGTATGGATTGTGAACAAGATATTAAAGGTTCTGGTGTTGGTAATTCTAGGGCTTGTAAGTTTTCACAGAAGATAGCTGTGACGATTGAAGACAATCTATACGATATTTACCAACTGCAATTACCAGCAACTAGTTTGTTTGGTAGTGCAAAACGTGGATGGATGTCGATGCAAAATTACGCCAAACACTTGGCTAGTCACGACACATCTGCAATGATGGTGGTAACCAGAATATGTTTTGAACATGATGGTTATGCGCCGAGGCTTCGTTTTAGACCCATGCGGGTCTTAGATGAGGCGGAGTTGAAGGTAGTGGCTGAATTGGAGAACCACCCCGACACATTAAAGGCTATAACGATGATGGCTCCTGAGCCGTCTTACTCTGCATCGCCTTTTGAAAAAGTTGACGGGTTTGTATTTAACAAAGCTACATAATTTTTAAGATGTTTTGGAGAACAAAATGGCAGAACAGAAAGAAAATCTGAGTTACAGATTGGATGGTGTCGAGGTTAAATACCCTCGCATAGATAGAACGTATAGATACTCACAAGCAGATAGTCTAAGCGTGCCCTGCGAACCTACAGAGGCCAACGCTGCTTACTCTTTGAACTTTCTCATGGATAAGTCACAGGCCGATGCTTTGTGGAAGAGGATGCGTGAGGTTTATACAACACGGCAAAAAACAGAGTCTTCTTGGCCCACTAAGTTTGCTAAACCTTTTACTGAGGCTGAAGACGGTAGATGGGAATATAAAACTAGTTTAAAAGGAGCGTATGGCAAAGAAATTACCAGACCTCCTATGGTGGTTGACTCTCTTAATAAGAAGTTAGGAGAGGACTTTGAGTTAACCACTGGGAGCACAGTCAATTTAAGTTTTGTGTTTGTCCCTTATAACGGGCATTGGGGCGCGGGTGTTTCGCTACGATTGAGAGCAGTGCAGGTGGTTGACTACGTGCCGAGGAAAGAGTCATCGCCTTTTGATAGTGTAGAGGGCGGTTTTTCCGCTGGGTCTACAGACAACGTGAGTCCGTTTGGTGCTAAGGTAGAGAAGGAAGCTACCGCCGATGCGGAAGAAGATTGGGAGGACGAAGCTCCTGTTAAAGAACCTAAGAAGATGCAAGTCAAGAAGGCTGCACCGAAGGAAGAAAAACAGGAACTGGCCGCGGTCATAGACGATTGGGACGACTAATCTTCAACGAGTTTCACTACGGCTAGGCTCGTGTGGTTTCGACCGAAAAGGGTGGGGTTTTTATTGCTTAACTCACCCCTGCCGTGGTGTCTCTTATTTAGGCACATTAAATGGATGCAAGACAATTTTTAGAGGTAACAACTAGCGAAGACGGAACTTATTGTTTATTAGCTATAAAGGCTAAAGAAGATAGCAGGATTCAAAAATTCTTTACTGACATCTTAGATGTAGTAAATGCAGCACAAGATTTTGATAAGAAAGGCTACGATGTATATTTTGCTCTGGCTACGTTTAAGGACGGTAGCTCAAGAAGGGTCAACAACGTACACCAGATTAAGTCGTTTTACTTAGATTTAGACTGCGGACCATCAAAGGATTTTACGACCCAGCAACACGCAATAGACGAACTACGCAGGTTTAGCAAAGCGTTAAAACTACCCAAGCCACTTATGGTTAGTTCGGGTAGAGGTATACACGTTTACTGGATACTAAAGGAAGCCGTCAGCTTGGATGAGTGGCTACCTGTCGCTGAACAACTTAAATCACAATGCGCGGAGCATGACTTCCTCGCTGACCCCGCTGTAACAGCAGATGCAGCTAGGGTGCTTAGAGTAGTAGGCACGCACAACTACAAGCCGGAACCGCCAGAACAAGTGGTTACTTTGGGTGTGACGATCCCCCCAGCAGTGGACTTCGATGAGTTCGCTGATCTGCTAGGCAGAGGGGCGGTGCCTGTACCCAAACCGTATACACCAGCACCGAGCAACGCAATGATGCAAGCGTTGATGGGCAACATAGAGAACAAGTTCGGCACGATAATAAAGAAGATAAACGAGGGTAATGGCTGCAAACAACTGGAGCTGATAATTACAGATAAAGAGAACTGCACAGAACCTATGTGGCGTGCGGGTCTGTCTATAGCTAAGTTCTGCTCTGATTCAAAGAAAGCCATTCACTACATATCTAAAGGACACGAAGGGTATACGCAGCAGGCGACAGAAGAAAAGGTAAGCCTTATAAAAGGACCGTACCTTTGCACTAAGTTCAACGAGTTTAACCCTAAGATATGTAACAAGTGCGTACATTGGAAACGCATCAAGTCACCGATTGTTCTTGGTAAACATATCAAACAGGCTACCGAAGAGGACAACACAATAGAGGCACCTTCTGCGTCATTGCCCAACGCTCCAGTTCAGACATACGTGATACCCACATACCCAGAGCCTTATTTCAGAGCAGCGGGTGGTGGGGTGTATATGAGATCAAGCGGTCCTGATGGAGAGCCAGAGGACCAGACGATATACCACAACGATATCTATGTTGTGAAACGTATATTGGATGCCGAGTTAGGAGAGGCGATACTCATGCGCCTTCACTTACCCAAAGATGGGGTTCGAGAGTTTACGATACCACTGACCTCTGTAACATCGAGAGAGGAGTTTCGTAAGAACATGAGTATGTACGGGGTGGCAATCAATAGGATGGATGATCTGATGAAGTATACAACTACTTGGGTGAATGAGTTGCAAGCTACGACAGTGGCAGAGAAAGCACATAGGCAGTTTGGTTGGGTGGACGATGAAGCTAAGTCTTTCATACTTGGTAACCAAGAGATTTTTGCAGACAAGATAGAGTTCAACCCCCCTGCTTCCAACACCATCGCTATGTTTCCAGCGTTTACCACAAAAGGTTCGCTAGAAGATTGGAAAGAGATGACTAAGTTCTTAAACGTAGAGGGTCAGGAGCCGTACCAATATGTCATGGGTGCTTCGTTTGGCTCTGCTCTGATGCAGTTCATGCCTGTCGCTTGTTCGGTATTGCATCTGCAAAGTGGTGATACTGGTTATGGTAAAACAACCGCACAGTTTGCGGGGCTTAGTGTATGGGGTGACCCTAAAGAACTTATTCTGGAAAAAGAAGACACGTATAACACGAAGATGAACAGGGCAGAGGTTTACCACAATATACCCTTGTTTATAGACGAAGTGACTAACATGACCCCCAAGGAGCTTAGTGACATGGCTTACCAGTATTACAGTGGTAGGCAGAAACGTAGGCTGAACGCTAGTGCCAACGTGGAGAGGTACAACGGTTCTTCTTGGAGTTTTATGACTATATCAAGCGCAAATGCGAGCATGATAGAGAAGATAGGTCTGTATAAGAAAGCACCGAAGGCAGAAGCTGCGCGGATACTAGAGTTTAGAGTTGATAAGTTCTTCAAAACAACTTTGTCCAAAGAGGACACTGATGCTTGGAGTAAGGCGATACAGAACAACTACGGACACGCAGCCATACCATTCATACAGTACGTAATAAAGAACTTAGATGAAGTGAAAGAGTTACTACTGTCTGTGCAAAAGAAGGTAGATAAAGATGCTGGGCTTACGCAAGAACATCGATTTTGGTCAGCGGGTGCTGCCTGTGCTCTGACAGCTTTGATAATATGCAGGAAGTTGGGGTTGCTGGAGTACGACACAAAGCCTGTGTACAAGTGGATACTGCACGTTCTTAAGTTAAATAAAAATACAGTGAGTGATATGAGTGATTCAGCAGAGCAAACATTAAACGATTACATGAACGAGCACTGGGGTAATGTGCTGTGGATAAAAAGCACAGATGATCTTAGAAAGCAGAACAACAATGGTCTGGATACTCTAGTTGTGCCTGATGCTAACCCCAGAGTCAGATTAGTCGCTCGTTACGAAACAGATATAAAAAGGGCGTATCTAGTGCCAAAGCCGCTGAAAGAGTGGTGTGGTAGGCAGCAGATAAACTATTCGTCCTTCGTAGACAATCTGAAGACCAACATGAAAGCCACCAAATCAAAGGTGCGTCTGAGCAGGGGTACACACATGAGGTTACCCCCCACCGATGTAATTATCGTGGACTTTGATGTTAGTCAAGACGATGAGGATTAGTGTCGTCAAGTGTATTAAAGGTTGATGACCTATGCCCGGATAGGGTAAGGGTCGTTGTGATGTGGGATAAGATGTTAATTGGTAGCTCTGTGTTTGTGCCTTGTATCGACACACAGGCAGCGAAGAAGCAGGCAACCGAGATAACCAAAAGAAAAGGCTGGGAGATAGACTGTCAGACTAGGATAGAGGGTAAAAAATTAGGTGTACGAATATGGAGAAGGGTGTAATACTACGCGAACCTACAGTTTTCCACTGTGGTTCTCCAAGGATCTACCTCCAGCCTAACCGCTGGGGGTAGGTTCACCTAAGATAGTATGGCCCTGCGTCGAGTTCTCTTTCTAAACTCAGTAAGTATTGTTTTAGCACAGGACTTAGCACCACGCCGTTGTACATATCTACGCTTGTCCTTGCGTGCTGCTTCATGGACTTTCTAATTGTTTCGGGTGTTATACGGACCTTAGCACCTTTACCAGCGTGCCTTCTATTGAAATCATCTATGTCTTTAATAGCATCTGACATATCGTCGCCTAGTCTGGTAGCTATATAGTATTTCTTTAGTAGCCTTGTACGTTCTTCGTCTATGGTTCTACTAATACGTTTAAGATCTTGATTACGTTCTTGTGTGTTAGTGTATCTAGCGGGCGCGAATCCAAGAGCTTTACCAGCCAGATCACCAAAGTTTAAATCGTCCGCAATAATATCTCCTCTACGAGTACGCGCACCCTCTGTAGCAAACCTAACAGACTGCATCAAGTTACGAAGCGAAGCGGGCATCATGCTCTCTATACCTCGTTGTATTTCTCCTTTAAACAATATGTCTTCGGCACCTCTACCTACAGAAGATAGAGTTCCTAATGCGGGGCCACCTAACAGGTTGACAAACTCTTCTTTACCAGACTCACCAAAGTCATATTTGTTACTACCCAAAATTAAATGAGATAAACCTATACGAGACGATACGTCTAGCTCTGAGCCAAGAAAACCAGTTAGATACTGTACACCACCTTTGTATAACGGATCGCCTAAGAACTTACGTGTTACTGTATCTGCATCCTCTTCGTCGTCATCCAGTAAGAACAGATCTGCCATAGCTTGAAGCAACCCTATAGCGGTAATTCCTTGCACACCTGATATAGCGGCAACTGCTACTTGACTCGCTACAAATTGTCTTCTGGCTTGTTGAACGCTGTAATCATCTAGTCCGTTTTCTTTGGCTTGTTTCAGCGCGGCTCTAGCCATCTTAAATTGGTGGTAGTACATAGTGAAACCATATGTTCTAAACATCATAGCCACTCGCCCTATACCTGTTTGAGCTATTCTTGGGGCTGTGCTAAGTGACACACTACCGTTCATTTGTTCTGTCTGTGACAAAGCATCACCCAATGCTTGAGCCTGCATTTGTGCTTCAGTTAAGTTATTTTCTCCCTTAGCAGCGTTTGGTTTTGTATTTAGTCTGGCTAGTTCATTTAAAAAAGAAGCTACGATGGTGACTTGTCTGTTGGCTCGTTCTACCGTGTGAAAAGGTAGCGCACCCCATAAATTAAACTTTTCCCACGCACCCGTTAGCTTACCACCTTTAGTCTTACCTCCTAGTTCTATACCAAGCGTGTCGGCCCAAAGGGATCTGTTTAACAAACTGTGATCTGAAGCAGCCTGCACCACAGGTCTTAACATCGTTAAGAACTCTCTCTTGGTGTACGTTTTAAACTTGCCTTTACCGATAGGCAGACTGTAGTAGGCTTTATCTAGGTCGGGAATATCTTTATCGTCTCGAAGGATCAGCGTGCCGTTCTCATCAGCAGCATAGTAGTTATCTATCGAGGGCATACCAGATACTTTGATGTTACTAACGCTGCCATCTGGGTTATACATTGGCACTTCGTGGTCTAGCCCGCTGCCAGAAAAGAACCTAGTAGCTGTTTTTACGGCTGATAAAGCGGTATCAAAACTAGTATTTGCTGCCAGATAGGGGGTCACTACCACCGGCACCTGTGCACCGTTTACCAGTGCAGAAGCTACGTTGAACCCCATAGTGCCTATGAAAGCTAGTCGGTTAGCTGTCTTGGCTGTCTGATCTATAAAACTATTAGATGGAGAGAGGGCTTCTGTTATTCTGGCACTTAGTTCGCTAAATAATAGATCCCCATTTTTTAGCCTATTATCTCCTAACTCTCCTTCTTCGGCCCACTTAGTTATTTGTTCTTTGGCATACTGCTGTTGCTGTCTTATATCCTCTGAGGACTGAATGTTGGCTGTACGTCTAGCCATACCATACGCACGAATTTGAAACGCTCTTACCGCATCTTGTTGAAATCCTAGTACGTTTTCCCTGTTTTTAAACGCCTTAAGTATGGAGGACTCAGGCATAGAAGATATAAACTGCTGCACTATCTCGTTTATGACTTGATTCTTATCCACCCCGGCTACTTTAGGTATGTTCTTATTTAAGGTATCAATAATGTTGCTTACATAAGAAGTTGGTGGGGGGTTTTCA